ATGTTGGATTACTTGCTCCATGAAAGTTTATACAGTTTCCAGCCTCGTTTCTCTCTATCCTTATTGCCATGTGTCTATTATCTTATTAGTGTGAATAATGCTGAAAGTGGTTGAATTTTAATTAAGTTGTCTGACTTAATTGCAAAGTGTGCAAGAGAGTTGATGTCCTCTTGTGAAGCAATATAAATTGTTAAACTTACTCTATTCAAATATTTTTTACCCACCGTTCCAGTACCATAAAATATTGGTTGAGCAGTTAAAGGGAATGTAAATGTTACGTTATCACTAGCATCCCTGTTTTTATACCAAATAGCTGGTTCAATAGTAGTGTTTGCAATCTGAGGTATAGCGTTAAAATCAAATCTAACATCTACTTTATCTCCTACTTGTAATTGAGAGAAGTCTAATCCTCCTGTTGTGACGATATTAGAACCATCTTCATAAGTATCAGAATCAACAGTTGTATAATCAAATACATTAGTTACACCCTCAGGAAGATAAGAACCACCAAATACACCTTTACCAACATGACTAGCGGGAGTAGGGTCACTCCAATAAGGAGTATCAACAAAAGTTTGTATTGTTGAATCTAAACTAAATGTTTTAAACCTTTGAGATGTGACATCTTCTTGTGTAATATTAATACCTGTTACGTTTATCCAATCATATCCATTAGACGATGGTTTACCTGCAAATCCTCCAGTAAACTCTATTCCAGCACTAGCTTCTGCTAAAGCTGCCTCAGATACATTACCGCTATCTAAAAAAAAAACCGCTAATAAAGCGTCTCTCAATTCCGTTGCTGTGGTACTTCCTGCACCTACGCCCGTTATAGTATCATCTGGGAAAAACACTTTAACATCTGTAAACTGTGCTGAATTACTCCTTATTTCTAATTTATCGTTTGCAGTTGCGTTAGGGATAATTAACTCTACATCATTCTTCCCTGCTGTGTATTGTATATTGTTAAAATTGATGTTAAAACTTTTACCGTTGTCTATAAATTCAAAAGTTGCCATATTGTTAGTTTGTTAATTATTACTTAAAAAAAAAGGTATATCATAAGACATACCTTTATTATTACTTCTTTTTTACTTTGTTTATCTTTGCAACACCTAAAGATATTAATCTTTCTGCTGTCATTTTATCTGTTTTTACAAATACCGTTCCCACCTTGTAAGTAAGGTATTCCTTAATGAAAATAATATTCATATAAATAAGAGGGAGTAATTAAACCCCCTCTATTTTTGGTTATGCTGCTGTGATAGCTGTAATTGCTGCCGCAACATCTGAACACTTCATAAAAGCGTTAGCATCGTTTCTTTTCACTAAGAATTGAAGTCTAGCAGTTGCTAACAAAGTACCAAAACCATCTACAAAGTTTTCTTTATGCTCAGTAGATAAGGCCAATGATACAGAGCGTCTGTCTAAAATAGTACCTTTAGAAGTATCCATTACATAAACAGTATTCTGTACTACGTCTGTACTTGGTACAATCATAATGTCACCGATGTAAGTGTTACCTCCAACAGTAGAGACTCTAGGGTCTAAATAACGTCCTTGAGTATCTTTAGCAGATTGCACAAACTTGAAGTAATCACAGTTGTTTACTACTGCTACATTTGCTCTCCAAAAGTTTTGTTTACCTAACTCAAATATTTGTGTAGCCATCCCTAAAATCAAATCTGAATAGTTTGCAGATTGAATAGAAGTAGTCAAAACACAAGCAGCATTAGCAGCACTAAACTCACTAGATACATTATCAATAGAGTTCATTGATGTACTTGTATTAGTACCCAATAATAAATCAGTATCTAATTTAAACACCATTGATTCATTAATCAATTCTCTTGATTCAGATTCTACGAAAGAAAAATCAGAAGCATAATCTAAACAGATGTCCATTGTATCTTTGTACAATACGTCATTGATACGAACCATTCCAATCTCTTCTTTAGTTAAAGAAGTAAACCCAGTAGCACATTTAGCAACACCTTTAGCATCTCTAACAGCAGAAGTTTGATCTCTGTAAGAATAAGTTTCTGTAATCATTGCTTTTTTCTTAAACAATGGTAATAAAACAGGAGCTTTAACTGCAATTTTAGATAGCGTGTTATCTACTTGGTCAAGTTGTCCTGTTTGAGTAAGGTTTGAATAGTCAGTAATAGCTTTTTCAGAAACTAATTCTACTCTTGATTCACCACCTTTAGCATAAGCCTTAATAGCTTCTCCTTTTTCTTCGATAGCCTTAGCTAATACAGATTTAGATTCACCTTTTACAGATGTTTCATTTTTCATCTTAGCCATTTCTAAACCTTGAGCTTTAAGCTTGTCTTCTAGTTCAGACTGTGCCGTTTTAACAGCCAACATAGATTCAACTTGTTCTTTAGCTTTTTGTATATCGTTAGCTTCTTTAGCTATTTGATAATCTTTGTACTGATCTTTATCTAATGCCAATACTTCTTCAACTGTTTTTCTTACAAACATCTTATTAAATTTAAAATAAATAATTAATTTCCTTTTCTTCTTTTTGAGTGTCTTTCAACGGCTCATCTATTTGTTTTGAAGTGTCTACAACGGCTTCAATTACTCCTGTACTACTATTAGAACCCATCAATACTAATGATGACTCTCCTAAATTCTTAGCTTCTTTAACTACCCAAAAGTGAGTAAGCTCTTCAAAATCTCCTTTGTTAGCTATATTGTTAATATTATCGTTAAACGTTTTTAACTCTGCTTTATCTCGTTTATCATCAGAGTTCATAGCTAACTCTACATTAACATATTGCATCCTTACAGACGCCTCTATATCATCACCAGATTCTAACCACTCTTTTGCAATAGGGTTAATTACATTGTCTTTTGATACCTTATAAATAAGAGCTTGTGTAGTTCCTTCAAATGATTTTCCAACAGATGAAAAAGGAATATCAGCTAAAAACATTTCAACGTTTTCTTTTTTAACAGCTACACTACCCATCTCCATTTTATGATCTAAAAGAAGGTAGTTTTTTTGCTGTTGCTCTTGAACTGTCTTGTTCCAAATGCCTTTAATATGCAAATCACCATGACTATCTAAAACATTAGTAGTATTAACAGCTATGTAATAAGAATTATCTTCTTTAAATACATCTTTGTTAGCTTCTAACTTTAAAGACTTAGCTACAATACCTACACCTTTATCGCAAGATTTGTAAATACTAGCTTTCTTTTCTTTGATAATTAGTTCTTTGTTAGCTTTTAATTCAGCAAACATTAACTCTTTAGTATCAAATTCTTTATTTAGTTCTTTGCAAATCATCCTTTAATATAATTTTATTACTGTTCTGCTTCTTCTGTTGTATCTTCTTCAATTTCTTGATTAAGTCCCTGTTCAATGGCTCCATAAGCTAAAGTATTTGCTTTGTCTGGTTCAATGTTATGAATATCAATTAATAATATTTCTTTTGTTTCTGGTGATAAGTTAGATGATAACAGGGCTGTTAATGATTCTGATATAATCTTATTCTTTTCTGCTTGTACTTTTTTGTCAGGTTGCAACGCTTCAACTTCTGTTAAGTCTTGTTTGATAATATAATCTTTACCATCTAACAAGGACCACGCAGGAACAACAAATCTATTTAAGTAAGATATTAATCTTTCATTGTTAGGTATAGCAGAACGAACAAATAAACTCTTTTCAGCTTCTTTAAGGTTAGAATACTTACGGCTTTCCGTATCACCTAATAAAGCAGGATCAACACCGTATAACATACAAATACCTCTAAGTAGTTGCGGACTTGATTGTAATAGTTCCATATCAGAACCACTCATACCAATCTGTTCAAACCTAACATTAGCCGTTGTTGCTGCAACTCCGTTTGCTTTAGAAGAACCTCCTAATTTATTATTTACAGCGTCTTGCACTCCCTTAGCTTCTTCGGGGCTTAGTGTTTCATCTGTGTTAGATGTTAAAAGACCGCTTACACCTTTATTATTCCAAACCGAAGCCATTGCGGTTAGATTCTCATTAGATGCTGTTATGGTTCTGTATCCAGCTTGTAAAGGACTTAACCCTCTACCAAATTCTAAACCTTCTTTTGTTGGGTTGATGTACTTACCATGCCAAATCTCTTCAATAGGTATTGTAGTAGTTGTACCGTTTAAAGTATAATCATAAGAGATTAATTCATTCTTATAGTTATAGTTTAACTCGGTACAGTTAGAGGGTAATACGTTAAGCTCTTGTATAGCATCTTTAAAACCAACAGGAGAAATACCATGTAAAAACAAATCACCTGTTAAAAGTAAATATGTTAAAGCTTCTTCATGGAACTCTTTAAACACTTGTTTATCGTTTGGGTTTTGTAATAGGTTAAACAAACCTCCTGACTCTACTAACTCATCACCATCTTTAGTCTGTTCACATAGAACAAAAGGAATAGATGTACTGGTTTGATTAGATAAGTTTACGACAGAGTAAACAGCGTTATTAATTTTATATGATTCATTTATTAGCTTGTTGTCGTTTTCGTATGAACCAAAGCCGAAGTTATTACCTACCCATTCCGAAGAGAAATAGTTTTTATTAGTATCTAAAGAAATAACACCGCTTTTTACTGCGATGTTTAATAGTTGTTTTTTGAAATAATTCATTCAAACAGAGTATATTTTATAAAAATACGAAATTATCCCGCGTAAAACTCGCTTTTTAAAGATTTTTCATATACACCTGTTAAAGTATCTTCCGCATCATCGTGCGGATTCTTGCCTTGTGATAAGAAACCTGTTACAGATTTGTAGAACTTTGGAAACCTTGTACTCCAATCATTAGGCATTATTACATGGTTTAAAACGTTAGAAGCATTGCTTAGTATTCTAGCTTCTTTATTTTTAGATTGATGAAAAGGTTTAAACACTGTTTTACCGTTACCTATTTCTTTTGATAATCTGTCTACATTCCTACTAAAAGCTCTACCTCCATTGTTAGACTCAATATAACACGTTCCTACATTGTTTTTCTTTAAACTATCTGTTACTATTGGCTCTGTTATTTCGTTCTTGTTATCATCATATACAACATCTAAAACATAAGCATAACCACCATTTACTACATAAGAAATACTACATAAATAATCAGCACCTTTATCTGCTGTATCTGTGTAGTTAAACCTTTTGCCGCTTGGTATTTCGTTGTACGTTTTAAAATTATCTCCATAAAGTAAACCTTCTCTACTTTTAGGGTTTTGCATATATTGGCGAGAGAAGTTAATAGGGTTCTTTGCTTGTTCCCTTTGTAGCCATTCTAAGTTGTGTTTAAACTCCCATAATGGTTTACCTTCATCATCAATACAAGGTAGCTTTAAAACGTCCCATTCCTCACCGTATTCTTTTAGCAAATGTCCACATAAATCATCCTCATGTAACCTTTGCATAATAACTATTATTGGAGTGTTTACGCTGTTCACTCTGTTCTTTAATGTACTTTCAAACCTTAGATTAACTTTGTTTCTAATCAAAGGGTGGTCGGCATCTTCGGGCTTTATAGGGTCATCTATTACAATAGCACCGCTAAACTTTGTGGTTTTCTCGTAGTCATTAAAAAAGTCCTCCTCACTATCTACATCACCAGCCCCAAAACCTGTTACTTGTCCCCCTGTTGCTGTTGCGTATAGTACACCGCCCTCTTTTGTTTCCCACTTCTTTTTAGCTGTACTACTTGGCTTTAATCCAACATTAAAGAACTTATCATATTCAGGGTTTAGAATAAAACTATCTCTAACCTCTTCACTATTTGCTACTGCTAACTCTTGTGAATAAGAAACGTGTAAGAATTTAGATCGTGGATTGATAGCGAAACCATAAGCTATAAAGGCTTTTACTGCTAACTCTGTTTTACCGTATCTTGGTGCAATGTTAATTATTAACCTTTTACACTTACCATCAATAACCTCTTGTAATTTATTAGCTATTTTTTGATGATGTGGAGATACTACAAATTTCCTGTTATAGTTTTGTTTAAAGAAGTAGCGAGTAAAATATAAGAAGTCTTTTTGTAACCTCTCTTTTTTTAATCCATCTTTAACATTCGTCATCTATTTCAGCGTTTATTTTATCTGCTTCTTTTTGTGTTATTGTTACCGTTGGTATAATAGTTACACCGTTATTTTTTAAATCTATTTCTGTTGTTGGTTTAGTTACACAATACTCTAAAACAGTTTTACCTGCTTGAATATCTTCATTAACTATAAACAACTCTTTAAATTTATGTAGTATTTCTATAATATCTTTTGGTGTTATAGCTTCTTCTACCGCTTCTCTATAAGCGTTCTTTCTTTTGTCTACTCCTTTTGCTTTGGTGCTGTTACCACCATTATTTACACGTTTATCCATAATCAATACAATTCAAATATTGAAATACAATTTACAAAAAAATCCATCACTTAGATAAGCAATGGATTTCTGAACATCAAACAAACACAAATAATAATATTAAAGATAGTTATTTTTCATCTTTTATAACTGATTCTTTTACTTTTTCTTTTATAGAAAACAGGTATTTAATGATGGCTTCCTTCTCGTTTCTTATGTGTTCTTGGTGTGCTGTCATTTGTCAAGTTTCCTATGTATGTCATCAATCTTGTAGCTTACCTCTGTTTGTTTTTTGTTAGATTCTTCTAAGTGGTTTTTAAGACCTACTATTATTTCTGAATCTTGTTTATCACGTTCTTTATTAATCTTTTTTTCTTCCTCATAGTTTTTTATGAAGTAGTTAAGGAAGTACAGGAGTACCCCTATCACTGGCACTGCTACAATTAGATTCTTTAAGTTCTCCTCCATGACTGTGTAAAGATAAGAAATAATCTTTGCACTTTTTACAGTTTGGTAGGTCGTGTATTAATATGGTCCTACTACCACCGTTAAGCTCTCCAATGATAGTGTGACCTGCTACTGTAAATATACGTAAATAAATTGGGTTTGTGTTTTTGTAATAGGGTGTTAACGTGTCTATTATAGGGTATTTTTCGTTAAACGTGGGGTTATATTCGATAGAATTAACTTTTTTATAGTTGTAAGTTTTCTCTTGACAGAAAATGAATATAACTGTCATGAATAGAATAGTTAATACTATTGCTTTTGTTGAATTGGTTATTGGTTTCATAATAAATAGTTTTTAATTATAGTTTTAAATTGTTCTAGTGATCTTACTAAATAGTATTCTTGATTAAGTTTTTTTATTGTTTCTTCAAATTCTTTTTGTTTAGGACTTTGTTTACCTGTTGCTGTCTTTAACTCAAAATATAGTGTTTTACTGTCAATTACAACTATTAAATCAGAAACACCTTGCATGAGTCCTGTAAGTATAAATTTTTTGTTTTTATAAGCTGCTTCATTAGGTACTGAAAATATAGCGTATCTAGGTGTATGATGTTTTAAACAGTATTTGTTTCTAAACCATTTTATTATTGATCGTTGTATTTGCTCTTCACTTATCTTCATAATATTTATTTATTTTCTTTACTACTTTGTTTTTAAAATCTTCAATAGTCCTGTTTCTATTACCTTCTATTCCCTTATCTGGGTTATGAAGTTCAAAATAGATGGGTAGTATAATTTCATTTATTCTTTTTAATAAGTAATCATTGTTTTTAGCTACTGCTTCTTTTGTTGTTCTGCTTCTTTTAAACATTCTTAATATCAGTTCGGCTGTTAGGTTTTTAGCTTCGTTAATATCTAAGTTTTTCTCCCTTGCTCTTTTTATTATATTTTTAGCTGTTGGTGGTTTCATTTCTTTCTTTCTTTCTTCTGCTATTGAATTTATGCCTTCCTTTTTTTTACCTGTTTTTTCTGGTGGTTCGTTTACGTGGCCACACTCTGGGCATTCTTGATCTTTATGCTCTAATAAGAAGATACACCCACAATTATCACAAACTTCATCTACATTTTCAAATATTTTTATCTCTTCATTATAGTAGTTTTTTTCCCAATCGTAATCATCAGACCAACTGTGTTCAAACCTGTCTACATTACCCCCTAAATCTATAAATTTAAAATCAATTTTATTTTCTTCTTCACAAGTTCGGCCACCTCTTCCAACTATTTGATGGTACAAACTAAGGCTTCTAGTAGCTCTATTCATTATTATAGCTTCGACATTATCTACATCAAAACCAGTAGTAAAACAACCTACACTCATTAATATAGATTTAGGTGTTTTTTTAAACCATTCTACTATTTTTAGCCTATCTTCTTTTGTTTTTGAGTCGTATGATTTGACGTTATAACCTAAATCTAAAAAAGCATTATAAGCTTTTTCGTTTACTGAAATATTAGAGTTAAATATCATTGTTTTTAAACCTAAACACTCTTTTTTATAGTTATCAATTAGGTTTTCAATAGATACAAATTGGCCAAAAACATCATCTTCTGATTTAGCTGTAAATTGGCCTGTGGAGTCTGTCTTTAACTTATCTAAATTAGGAGTGTCACACACAAAATCTCTAACATCAACAAGCTTACCCATATCAATTAATTCACTTATTGCTGTGCCTGTTATTAATTTTCCGTACCATTGATTTAGAGATATATTTTTAACTGTTTTTAGTGTTTTATTACCGCAACAAATAATATGATTATCGTGTTTTTCTTCACACGTTTCACAAGTATACCAGCGTTCTTTTTTATCTGTTGTAGGTGTGGCCGTAAATCCTAAAAGTCTATTTTCATAACCACTAAACACTTTTGTAAATTGTAGGTTATGAACTTCATCAGCTATAATTAAATCATAATCATTAATATTAACAGCATCTTTTTTAATTAGGTTATTAAATGTTTCTACCATTGCAATAGTAACATTTGCGTCTTTATGTTTTTGTTTTTTACCAGCTTCTATTTTACTTGTATCACCTTTTAACCATTTAATAGTTTGATCTAATAACTCTTTTTTGTTTACCAGTATCAAAACTTTACCTATAAAATTATTAGCTATGTATGAAAATATTACTGTTTTACCACTACCTGTTGGTGATTGTATACAGTTCCTTTTATCTGTGCTTTTATTTATTTTATCAACCAATTCTTGTTGGTCTGCTCTCAATATAATTTCCATAATTAAAACCCTATTTTCTCTATACACCTCCATTTAACACCGTTGGTTTTACCCTCTGTCATTCCTATCTCGTGCCGTATGTCGGTGTATAATGTAACCCACTTATTAAATTTTGTAGTCGTAAACCATTTGGCATATTTCAACTCTTCATTCTCAGCTATAAACAAATCTTTAAGCTCTGTTTTTATCCAACGTCTTGAGCCATCCCACTCAAACGAATCCATAAACTCAATAAATTCAGAACTCGTTTCATTTCTTAGTTTTCTTTCGTCTAGGTTTACAGTTTTACTTTCTACTAGGCCATTTTTTAAAAAGTATTGTATACACCTAATCATATAATTATCAAA